TCTACCCATGAATCCTGATGATTGATGTTCTCGACAAGTCTCGCACTCTTTACCCAGTCCATCATCAACGCCACATGCGAGGCAGTCAGGTGTCCATGACTTTCCATTGCCCCATCTACGATGATGTTCCACCCCGAAGCGATTCGACTATGGTTGTCATGTGCATCACCATAGTCCTTGGCCCTCTGTCCATTGATTAATTGCTTTGCTGTATCCAACACTTCATCACGTTTCATCTTCTTGTTCCCTTGGATAAAAAACTAAAACAAAACTACCGCACTCCGGGCAGCTTAAATTTGTTTCTATACTGTATTCCGGGTCTTCCTCCTCTATATCATGATCTCCACCCCAAATTAGTTTTGTCCTGCAATGCCAACATTTCATATCGTGTACCTGTAATTGTTTGTTGTTTGTAATATGTACAGAGAGTTACGTGCTCGAGTTACCCCAACATAAAACGCCCTGTGCTCATCGTCTTGAAACCTGCTTTCACAGGCCGCTTTGGTAGACCCTAAGTATACCAAACAGTTGTCGTCTTCGCCTCCCTTCATAGCATGGAAGGTGGACAACTTTATGCGAGGGGCAGATAGTAGATCGTCACCCCTTCGCATCATTGCTGCAATGTAATCCTGCTCTACCTTGCTTACACGCAACACCTCGTAGCCGCTCTGCTCTGCGCCTACCAGTAAACCGTATTCATTTTGTAGCTGTGTCATATCCAATTCTGCATCTGGAGCTAAAGCGTCTAACCTCTGTGTGAATCCACGTTTGACCACAGCGTTTTGTCCCTGCTTGGGTACAGTTGTGTATAGATCCTTGATCCTTTGCAGTCCAACCTTCTTGTCCTGACACAGATCTTCCCAAGTAAATAGGTTTGCTACCAGTTTGTCCGAGATACTTGGTCTACCCTTGATCGAAAACTTAAAACCCATGTTCTTGATTCTCTTTGCCATGTCATGGACGTATCCATTTGTCCTTGCCATGAGTGTCCACGATCCCTCGTACAGAGGCGTCTCATCAAGGTGGTTGATCCACTCAACCAAACCCTCTTCCTCCCTTGGTTTAAATAACTTGGGGTGTCGATCCTCAATCCTCCCTGCAATAACCCTTGCTAGTTTATGCACGGACCTTGGTATTCTGTACGATTGATCCAGTACATCTATGTCCTTGGAGCATTCCTTAAATAGCTCCACGTCCACGCCTGTCCATCTGTGGATAGCTTGGTCGTCATCCCCTGCTATAAATACTTTCTCCGCCTCGCTTGCTATCTTGACTGCCATCTCCCACTGCAACGGTGTGAAATCTTGGGCCTCGTCTATAATCAGGTATTCAAGTTTTGGAACTTCCCCCACCTGTATGTACTTGTCGATCATGTCCACATAGTCGTACTTGTTTAGGGCTTGCTTATACTGCTCAATCTGCTCGTGTAATTGCAACAACTTAGGGAAGTGCAGCGTCCGGTCAAACGTGTCGTTAAACTCTTTGTCCAAGGTAACCATGCGTAAACGTGATCGGCCTATCATCTGTAGATAATCTGACCCTGACCCACCTAAAGAAGGCATAGGCATTCCATCCTCTAAAGAGTTAGAAAGCTTACCTTCAAAGGTTAATCCTACCGTTTCTCCTATGTTGTCGTAATCTTCTTTCTTCATGATGTCTTGCGGCTGCAAGCCTAACGCTCGGAACCCAAACGAATGAGATGTTCTCATGTATGGAAAGTCTTTTGGTTCCAGTTCGAACTCTTCACAGGCTCGAGTCACCATCTCTTCGATGGCCTTCCGTGTAAAAGAGATCACACCCATGCGTGAGGGGTGCGTACCCTCTGCCAGAGCCTTGCGGATCTCCTCAATTAGACGATAGGTTTTTCCACATCCTGGCGGTCCAAGAATTAATTTAGCTTTCGGTATCATATTCTTTCCCCCTTGGTCTTGTGTTTACCCAGTCCTCGATCTCGGTCAGAACCCAACGGCTCGAGGATCTCCTGTTTGTCTCGTCACCCAGAACAATGGGCTTCGGAAAGTCTCCGGTCTGCGACAGTTTATATATGTAGGATTTCGATACGCCTAACATCTCGGCTACCTCACCCACCCGCAGCAGTCGATTAGAATGGGATTTCATTGCTATACTCCTTTACAGGTAATTCTATTTCTTCTTCTTCAAACGCAGGGACAAACCAACAACGTACATTAGTTCTTGTTTCACCCTTCGGTCCTCGCTTGGTTATGTTTTGTTTTGTGGCATCACCACCAAGATCTCGTATCATCTGGGTTATCTGTCCACGGCTCGTAATAATAAACCTTCTGTTATGCAGAAACTCGAGCAGTCCCTCTAGTTTGAACTTGGTAACTCCACCGTCAGTCCATGGTTTGTTCATAAGTATTTCTTCTGGAGCCATGGCCCGAATGTAGCTCGTGCAATACCCTTCTAACAGATCCTTAAACTGGCCTGTTATTGTAAGCTCTTCTGGTACATCTATGTAAGTAGCCTGACTCATTAAGTTGTTAACCATCTGCTGCCACTTCTGTGGCTTGGTGGTTGGTGGCATGAACATGCACTGCTCCATACACGCACGTTGCCATAGCGTCTGGTTCTGTAACTGCTCTGTTGAAAGCTGTATACGTGTACCGTTTACATCCATGAAATACAAACGTGGTTCGGACAGCATGATCGTTAGCCCACCAACCTGTGGTGCATCCGGTGCATCCTGACCTATACCAAAATTAGCCAGTACACACAAAGACGGATCGCAGTACGACTTGAACGGCTCTTCCTTACAAGTGTAACCCCAGTCTTTCTTCTCATGCTGTTTGATTACGGTCTGCACCTCTGAGGATGGAAGGGGCGGTGAAAATAACGTTCGGTTGTATTCCTCCAGAGACGCTTGCCAACTGTCAGGGAACTTCTTCTTGCAGTACACACCCATAAAAAACAAAAGCTTGTTCCTTGGTTCTGATTGTGGTCCGTCTGCAAAGATATGCCGTAAACATGGCGGTCCGTCTTCGAAATGCTTCCTTACAGTTTGAGTAGCACGTATAGACTCCAAGTCAGATAGGCTCACACTCTTGTTGTCTATCTCTGTCAGGAACTCATCAAGTTCCATGGCCTCTGTATTTTTGTTGTAACAAAATCTCTGCGGCATCTCCGCATCGAAGTAAGGCATGTTGATAAAGTTACCAACGTCTCCACGTTCAGCAATTATTTTATCCTGCTTGGGAAAGATCTCTACGCCACTGTGCCCCAAGAGTATCGCCATCTCTGTTAAATACTCTCTAGCTACAGCAGCAGGTTCCCAGTCTTTGAGAAACAAATACAAGTGAGCACCGCCCGACTTGGATCTACAATGCAACAGAGGCAGATCCAATTTGTTTATTCGTTCCTGTAATTCTTTATGGTTGAGGTCATACACATCTACATCGATGGCCCCAAACTTACACATGTTGTCTTCGTTGATTGGTATCGCACCAATCCCTTGCTTGCCGTCGATGTGCCCCTGCACAACCTCCTCGGTCATCGGCTCTCGAACAATCTTACTTTGGCTCTCTGCCTTGCCGTTGCGTCCAATTCTACCGACCGTAGTTGTCCCATGTGCGGACAATGCGCCAGTGTACGCGGCAAGAAGCTTCTTTGCTTGTGACATTTACTGCTCCTGTTGAAATGAAAAAGGGGCGGCAAGGGAAAATAGCCGCCCCCAGGCTACCTAGAAGGGGATTTCTTCTCCATCTTTCGAGGGAGAGTCCTCAACTTCTGGGGCAGCTTTCACTTCACCTGCGGCTACACTGTCACGGAATGACTTAGCCTCAAGTAGGAGATCTCGGTTCTCTAACAAACCGATCTTTTCGATAGCGTAGTTGAACCACGTACCTTGGTCATTGGATTCTTCGACAGTGCCGAACTTCCACTGATTGCCAAACAACGGTGGCGTAATCAACTGACCTGTCTTCGGATGCTTAATCTTTTGCATTGCGATCTGGGTCTTCCAACGACGACTGACCTTTAACTGGCTAGACTTCATGTCGATAACAACAGGTTGAAAAGAACCCTCGTCATCCACAACCAAGCAGTAATGTTGGTCAGACTTCACCAGTTCGTTGCCGCTAGGTAAGATCTCTTTTGCACCCTGACGTTCAGTCCTTTGCAAGACTGGATCTGTTGGTGCGATCTCACCACGGAAGCCACCACCTTGTTCACGCGGTGTGAACTCTAGGTACTTGGTGGTTTGGAAACAAGGTATGACAGTCACACCTTCTTCCCCTGTCCAATACTGTTTGGTTACAGTGTTGAACATGTCCCCCTGTTCCGAGCCTTCGATGTACTCAGCTTCACGCTTCTTTAACTGAGGTGACATGGCTTGCAGGATACGGACAAATGGAATCTGCATCTCCGAACTGTCGTATGCTGCACCCTCCCCTGCAAATTCTAAGATGTCATCCATTACATCCGTTGATACTGCGGTTTCTTTCTTCTTTGTTACTGCGGTCGCCATTATGATTTCCTCCTGATCTGCGCTGCATTTGAAATGAATGCCCCGAACATATCGAGGTCAATCGGTTTACCATCCGTTACTCTCTCCCTTACAAAAGCTTTGAGTGTGGATGGATGTACATGGGTCTTGGTCATTGGATCGAAACCACGGTCTTGTAGTATTCCAACAACATCCCCTGCCAGATTGTCCTGACCTTTACCAAAGGAACAGGTGACATCGTTCTTTATGATGTCGTCCAATCCGTTATCACGCAGCCATGCAAGGGCGTCTTCCTTGCGGTTTTGCGGTATTGATGCACTGATAATCATCTTACGCTCAACGGTAAGACCGTCTACGTCGAGACGCTCTACCCCCATCTCATCCATGAGTGCAGGGATGTTTTCTACGGAGAGCTTATGCTTCTCCTGCTTCAGTGCTTTCATGTGGTTCTCTGCATCCTCGATCTGTTGCTCGACGTTGCGGAGATTGCGAACCAGTTGACTTAATTGTTTTCCAGTTCCAGTGTCGACTGACGACAGTGCTGCCGATTCGTCAAACATGTCTTCAAATATATCGTCCATAAGTTTCTCCTCTTCAGGGTTGATATAACGGAAGCGGTATGCTATCCGTATTGAAGACAATAATGGAGATATGTGGTGGTTGTCAACTACAATTACAAATTAAAACCATTTGACCACCAGATCACGGCACTCGAACGTGGGTGGGACAGGCCAGAGTTTGGTTACTTTATGGAAATGGGTACGGGTAAATCAAAAGTTCTACTCGATAACATCGGTATGCTGTACCTATTAGGAGAAATAAACTTTGCTTTGGTCATCGCACCAAAGGGAGTGTACCGAAACTGGGTAGCAAAAGAAATACCAGAGCATATGTCCGATGACATACCTCATCGAGTAATCCGGTGGGTATCCTCGCCAAACAAAACCCAACAGGCAGAGATGAGATCTGTTGGTGAGAAGTTCGAGGGCCTCACAATCTTTGTCATGAATGTTGAAGCATTCTCATCGGTCAAAGGTAAGACGGGAGGGGAATGGATGGCTCGTGCGTTTGGTCGAAATGGACTGATTGCGGTTGATGAATCCACCACCATCAAGAATCCAAAAGCCAAACGCACTAAATCATTAATGAGAATTGCAGCAGCATTCAAGTATAAACGGCTACTAACAGGATCTCCCATTACAAAAAGTCCTATGGATATTTATTCGCAGTGTGAGTTCCTTCGCCCAGGTCTTCTCGGTTACGATTCCTTTTATTCATTTCAATACAGATACGCAGTCGTGCAACGCAAAACCATGGGTTCCCATGCCTTCCAACAGATTGTGGGATACAAGAACCTCGATGAATTAACCGAGAGGATCGATGCATTCTCCTATCGCGTACTGAAACAAGACTGTCTGGACCTACCAGAAAAGATTTACACAGTGCGTTATGTCGAGATGACCAAGCAACAACGAGAGATGTACAACTCAATCAAACAGTATGCCCTCGTTATGTTGGATAGTGGCGAACTGTCCACGGCCCCTGCTGTTATTACCCAGATGCTGCGCTTGCAACAAATCATGTCCGGTCATCTCAAAACCGATGACGGCGAAACAATATACTTTGAATCAAAACGTATGGATGCATTGAAAGAACTGATCGAAGAGCACGACGGCAAGGCTATCATCTGGTCACGCTTTCGATACGACATCCAACAGATTACTAAAATGCTAAACGAAACCTTTGGGCAAGGATGTGCCGCTTCCTTCTACGGAGATACCCCAGACGATGAACGGCAAAGAATAGTCGAGGATTTTCAAGACAAAAACTCAAAACTAAAGTTCTTCGTAGGCAACCCCGCCACAGCGGGATATGGATTGACCTTGACCGAAGCAGATCTCGTGGTTTATTATGCTAATGATTTTAATCTTGAAACTCGAGCACAATCAGAGGATCGAGCACACCGAATTGGACAAAAGAATAACGTGACCTACGTTGATCTTATTACAGACGGAACCATCGATGAAAAGATTGTCACCTCACTGCAATCCAAGATCGATATCAGTGCAAAAGTATTAGGTGAAGAGGCTAGAGAATGGCTGACTTTAACCCCAAAGAAATAACCAAGCTGCTCGAAGAACGATGCGTGTCCTACGCATCCGAAGAAACAACAGCAAAAGAAATTGCAGAGTTAACTGGCCTCGATCTCGATGTTGCCAAAGCTTTTTCTCGAGGGTGGTCTCGAATGACAGCAGCCCAAGTGCGTGGTTATAAAAAGAAAGAGTTTCCTAAAAAGAAAAAGTGACCCCAACGTCGCAGTGTTACATTTTTTCCTAGCCAGTCGGGGTCCAGTAATCCGAGGTAAGCCACAGGCAGTGCGCTTACTCGAGCAGTGTGATTTATTGTATCATGCAGCCTTTTGTTCAGCAACAGCTTTCTGAATTATTACAGAAAGTTGTCGAGCCATGGACCTTTGTTCTTTGTCCGCAAGTTTCTTTAGCAGTTTAATGTCGTCTTTAAACAGGGCTATAGTCTGAAACTTCTCTGACCATTTCCTATCTTGTTTTCTGGCTTCCATTTTATTCTCCGTTTGTTTGCAGCTTATATGTTGGTTGTGTTCTGGTTGCAATTAAAAGTTAGGTTCGTACAATTCGCCCTGCTCGTGCTTGTTTTTGTAGTAGTTGAGTTCCTTTA